GCTTGCGCTCTGATCTCCAGTACATGACTGTCATGATTGCAAAAGCAATCAACAATACAATTTCTAAATCTGTCATACGAATGCTTTCAATGGTTTGAAGTTGGACAACAAGTCATCCACACTTTCTTTCACTTGGCTTCGTGCATACGAACTCTCACGCAACTCCTCGCATGTCACGCCATCCAATGCGTTCTCCAATCTGGCTCTTGCATCCTCCAATGCGTTGTTATTTGTTAAGTTAAAGGACTTCAGGGTCTCACACAACTCTTTGGCTTGTGTGATGGTTGTGTCGTAAATCTTCTTGCGCTTGACCTTGCCATCCTCATTGGCGGTATTCTCTGTGCATGCATTGCTGATGCGCTCAGCGAACAGGACAAGTCTTTCGCTCGCATCTTGCATGACTGTATCGATGATCTCTCCCACTTGCTTCTCGTACCCGCGCATCAAGTCTTCAGCGATAGCCTCGCTGATGTTAGACCTGAAGTCATTCGCAGGGACTTTTGTCACGAACAACTTGATCTTGAACTTGCTTCGCAAATCTTGTGGTTCAGGGTACTCTGAACGATTAAACATGTCGCCTTGCTTGAATGCCGCATCGCTGACCATCGTGGGGTATGCCGCAATGAACTTATCAAACAAGTCATCAAAGGCTTTCTCATGCCCCTCGTATTCTTTCTTGAACTTCTCAAGGTTGATCATGGGCAACAAACGCATTGACCCCGCCCAATCGTATGTGCAACGCTGAAGCCAGTTATAGACGGTCTGCCGATAGTTAAGGAGGGCTTTGTGGTCGGGTGAGTTAGCGAGTAAGTTCTTGGTGAACTTGCCTGCCTCAGAGGATGCATTCTTAGCAGATGTAACCTCGTCAGAGATAGCGCGGTCTTGCTTGGTCGCAGTCCACACATTCACGTCTACTGAAACAATAAGCGCAGATGTTGCAAGTGAGATCACTTGGCTCGGTTGTTGTAATTCAAAGTTCATTTCAACGACTCCCTTTATGAGATGAGTTAAGGTTAAGTAACAAGGAACGATCAGTCACAACTATGTAGTTGGACTTGGGCATCGGCACGATTGTGTGTTTCACAGAACGCGCGTGTAACTCGCCACATGGCATACACAATGTATAACCATGTAGTTGGCGAGCAATAGAAAATGGTTCACCACAGGCTGAACAGCTAGGTGTCACAGCGTTGCGGTATTGAGTTGTCGAGTAAGCAATGTCCAGTCATGTGCTAGACCTTCCTCGTTGTCCTCCCATTGGCAAATGTGCAGGTCATACTCTGCCATTGCCTTGTCGGTGAATACGTCTGTCACCACGCCATCGCACAGGAGAAGATAGACTTCCACGATGGGCTGAGACTGTATTGTCTTGTTTACGACAAGATCGCGCATCGCCTCGCGGATGGATGGATGCACATTAGAATCCTCTGCGATCTGATCGAGGATAACGCTGATTTGTTTGAACTGTCCCATAACTAACTCCTTACTGTAAATTTCACCCATCGGTGAATGACTAACTTAGACTATTGAGTAGAGAACTTCCCCACTCAAATTACATTATACCATAACTTTACAAATAAACATAGGGATATACCCCAACTTTGTTGAGTCATAGGTCTAGTGTTAAAGGCTCTTGCGGTACAGGATGAATCTCATACCCAAGCTTGCGTATACACCTGAGAGTTGTCTCAGTCAGGGTCTTGGTATCTGCAATGGATGCAAACACCTTCGCCTTCTCACACACGGGGTAGACCACTCGTTTCCCATATACATCCGTTACACGTACCTGAATGAAGTGTTCATAGCCTAATCGCAAAGCCATGACCTCATCGGCTTCTCCCCTTGTCTCCCATGTGTTGTCACCATGCGCATCGCACAGGTAGTCGCCATCATCTTGCTCTACCATGTAGCCCTCGGTTGTTCTGATAACTTTCATTTGTATCTCCTCTTTCCTAAAGTTTGAAGTTTCACATCGAATATGAATCCCATGAAGTCATACTCATCCCATATCTTCTGACGCACGAACTCGTAAGCAAGTTCTAATTCAAGTCTCATTTCATGCCCCCCTGAAACGCTGAGTCATACTGCTTCCATGCCTCGCATGTCGGGCATCCCTCCTCATGCTCGGGGCAACGCTCACCCCAATAGAACTGAACTGCTTCATGGATGGGGTTGTCGTAGGGTTCGGTGTTGGTGTTGATCTCAAGATCATTGTTGTGTGCCATGTTATTTCCTTACAGGATGTTGTAGCCTTTGAGCCAGCGTCTTGTGTCTTTGCCCATACTGACGATGGTTAAACCCTCGTACTCGTTGTCGATATCCTTGAACTCGTCAAAGTCGAATGCGGGGTCGGTCGTGTTTGTGCAGAGATAGTCTCTGTCGTTCAGGGGGTCGTGAATGGCTAACCAATCAGACACCACCTTGTCAGCGTCTAGCTGAGTCGCAGACTGACGCACAGTCCGTGGGGTTGTAACGCGCAATGCTTTACGCATCTTGCGGGGTAGGTATTGGTGTTGTTCCCGATTTGTGGGATTGACCAAAAAGTGAACTTTCATTGCTTTCTCCTAGAATTTTTTCACTACCCCCTGAATGACTAAACAGGGGTTCGATGAGTCTAATCACCCACCGAACTTCCATTATAACATGTATACCTGATTACAAGAAGTGTCGGGGTCAACTATTTTGAGATGGGGTTGGATTGGAATTTATTTGGCTTTTGTAAAGTGGCGTTGGAATTTGGAAAATGGTTGGAATTTTTTTGGATGGGTTTTTACTTGGCTAACTATACTTATATATAGTATATATAGATATAATAGTATTCTTTTTTAAAAAAGAGTGCTGATGTAAAAAGTGCAAATTCCAAAATTCCAAAATTCCAAGGCGATGTGCAAAGAACGAGGAGGTTTGATTTTCACCAAAGTAAAGTAATTTCGTGCATAGTGTTGCACTAGCTGATGAAGAGAAGCGAACGTGAATAACTCTACAACCTTGGCTCTCCTCCGCACAAACTGGAATTTTGGAATTTTTAGCCATGATTTGCCAAAAAAGCCTTATAAAACAAGGACTTGCGCGGTTCCAATTTCAGTTCCAATTTTGGAACGACTTTACAAATAAGTGGAATTTCTAGGTAGTAACCCTAGTTTCAGATTTGGAATTCCAAAGTTCCAGTTCAGTTCCAGTTGTGTTGGAATTACATTGGAACATTGGAATAATTTCACTAACCCCTGAACGACTAAGTTAGAGCCTTGCCCACGCACACGCTCGCTCACACACGCGACGACAAGTAACTGGTCTCGTAGGGTCGAGACGAAAAAAAAACCCGCCAGACCTTTCGATCTGGCGGGTTTGGCGGGTTACTTGTTCAGTGCAGTCTTGAAGGCATCGATTGCCATTCGCAGTTTCACTTCGGTTGGTGCAGTTGCATCATTGCGTGCCAGTGCAGTCTTGCATCGGGCTTTCATGCCATCGAAAGTGTCTTTCTCGAAGTCTGTCCAAACCTTCGCTTGGATGCGCTCTCTGACCTTTCCCTTGTCCAACTCTTTACGCACTGCGCGTTTCAAGTCTGACATTCGGTTGCTGACATACTTGCTGAAATCGTCGCGTATGCCCTTGATCACGCCATGTTTTACTGGGTTATCAGTCTTGATTTGACCAAAGGCTTGCTGACTATAAGACAAGCAATATGCCAGACTGACACTATGCATGCCCTTGTCATTCGGCACCCATTCGTCAGAGTAAGTTACAGCAGGGTGCAACTCTTGCCAACGAAGTGCCCATCCTGATTTCAATTCTGCACCAACTTCGTCAGAATACGAATTCAGAAAATCAGGGCATTTGCTGATCACGAACGATGCGACGTTCGTCATACGTTCACCCGAAAGGGCGGACTGATAACCCGCGTCTTTGAAAGTGTTGATGACGATTTCAGCGGATTCAACTACAGATTTTGCTTTTGACATTTAAGTCTCCTATAAAAAAGCATTTAAGAAAATATCAAACAAACCGATTTGTCTGTCTGATGTTTAAGTTATACCTGATGCACCCTTGATAAAGCAATTTTTCACGTCATGGTGAAACGCTAATCTAGCGCCATGACACGCACACGCCTTCGCGCGGCGACAAATAACTGGTATCAATTCTCGGGGCACAAAAAAAGAGGAGGCCGAAGCCTCCTCTAGTTACCTATAGATACGATTGATATCGTGTTCGTATTGTGCTTGAGCCATTCTGTCCATAGCCATCTTCTTCTTCACTGCGTGACGAATGTCTCTAATGAAGTGATACGAATAAATGTTGGCTTCTTTTATTTTTGGTAGCTCGGCGCTAGTCAAGCTCATTGCGTATTGCACATCATCCATCATGTCAAATAATCTAAGCTGTACCATGTTTCTCTCCTTAGTTAAGTTGTTCGTGTCTGTTCAACAGTTGATGGATGTCACAGCTTGGATCACCCATTAGTTTGGTCTCGCTGATCAGCTTGTCGTCAGACCATCCTGAGATATCGATCCAAGCAGGGCGCGTTGCGTACACATCCAAGCAGACTGTCCAGAAGTCGCGCTCAAGTTGCTGGCGCTTTTCAATCGATGCGTTGATCTTGTCACGCAGAATTTCACCTAATGTTTTCATGTCATTCTCCTAAGTTAAAGAAGAGGGGCCGAAGCCCCTCGCGTTACCACTCGCCGCGAGCCGCGACTAGTTTGCCTCTGATGCCGATCAGCACTACAGTGTGCGTCAGCTTGTACTGAGCCGCCCAACTGAGCGCCTCGTTCATCGTGTATGCGTAATGCACGAATGTCTTGTCGTCCCACTGGATGATCACTTTGTAGTGAGTCAACCAAACCCATAATGATTTGATCATTTGATTCTCCTAATCTGCATTGCACTATTGCTCTGCATTGATATAGTTATAGCTGATGGGGTACGGCATTTGCAAATCCTGACGGCTTGACCCCACCTATACCGGCCCCCCAAACCTGCGAGCTGGTTCCATCGCGCCCTATACACTAAGACTTGCACAAATAACATTGCATTTTCCAAATACCCCCACCCCTCTTTTTTCTCCGCACTGTTGCTTGTCAAGTTTTTACGGAAAACACCCCCCTATAGGATTCCTACCACCCTTTACAAATATGTGGTATATTTATTCCCGTTGGGGTAACTGTGCAATGGCTTTTAAGCTTGCGGACGAGCAGCCAACCCAACACCATTTAACGGAGTGCCACTTTCCTCCTATGCTAGAAAACATACCAGACGTTGAAGAGAACGTACCATTGCCAGCCTCGGCTACTGAGGCTATGCCCGAGCTTTCCCCAAAGGAAGAGTTAGACATGATGGCTAGAACAGCCAAGATGTTGTCGGACATAACAGGGGAACCACTTGCCCCAACACAAGAACACCGTGGTCAGGCTATGCAATTAGCCGAACAGGTCATTGCGAACAAGACAGACATGAATCTAGCGCAGTATCCCAATGAGACGATTGCCTATTTAGCAGGCATGGTGGCTCAGTATGACTATATGGTCGTGCGGGAACTTGCAGATTTGAAAAAGTACGTCGTAAACAAACTCTTACAAGACACTGACAACCCAGATCCTAAGTACAGGATAGCTGCGGTGAAGGCTTTAGGAGAAGTAGATGGCGTTGATGCGTTTAAAAAGCGCTCAGAAGTCACAATCAAGCACCAATCCATCGAAGAAGTGGAAAATGAACTGCTTGCGACTTTACAAAGACTGGAAAAACGCACAATTGACGTTCAGGCCAAGGTTGTAACCAATGAAAATAACGCCTGAACAGCTAAAACTCATCCGAGATGCCCTGCCATTCATGGCGGAAGAAGATAAACGTCGTAATTTAGAGCTTTTGAAGATTTACGACAGTGAATCTGTACAAGATGTGGGCAAAAACGACTTCTTAACCTTCATTGATCACGTATATCCGGGCTATAAAGTAGGCCCACACCACAGAAGACTGGCAAAAATCTTCGAAGACATTGCAAATGGCAAGAAAAGACGGGTTATTGTCAATATTGCACCCCGTCATGGCAAGTCTGAGATGATTTCTTACCTTGCACCTGCATGGTTTCTAGGTAAATACCCTCATAAAAAGGTCATTATGGCCTCCCACACAGCGGATTTGGCGGTCAATTTTGGCCGTAGAGTACGTAATTTGGTGGGTTCTGACCCCTATAAAGACATCTTTCCGCAGGTCGAATTGCAGTCAGATTCCAAGTCCGCGTCCCGTTGGGGCACTAATTTCCAAGGAGAATACTTTGCTATTGGTGTCGGAGGCGCTCTTGCTGGTCGTGGCGCTGATCTATTTATTATTGACGACCCTCACTCGGAACAAGATGCTAAGACTGGGAGACCGGACGTTTTCCTTCCTGCTTGGGAGTGGTTTCAGTCTGGCCCTCTCCAGCGTCTTATGCCGGGTGGCTCTATCATTATCGTGATGACGAGGTGGAGTAAGCTGGACTTGACAGGGATGATTGTCAACCAGATGGGCAAAGAGGAAGATGTAGATCAGTGGGAGATTGTCGAGTTCCCTGCCATCCTCAATGAGAAGCCGCTATGGGGGGACTTCTGGTCGCTGGAAGAACTACTGGGTAAAAAAGCAGGTATGGATCCCCGCTACTGGCAAGCCCAGTACATGCAGAATCCTGTGTCGGAAGAGGGCGCTTTACTAAAGAGGGAGTGGTGGCAGATATGGGAGAAGGATGATCCGCCCAACTGCGAGTTCACCATCATGAGTCTTGATGCGGCGCAGGAGACCAACAACAGGGCTGACTACAACGCACTAACGACGTGGGGTGTGTTCTTCAACGAAGAGACAAACAACTACAACATCATCTTACTTAATGCGATCAAGAAGAGGATGGAGTTCCCTGATTTGAAGAAGCTTGTGCTTGACGAGTACAAGGAATGGGAGCCTGATGCGTTTGTTGTGGAGAAGAAATCCAACGGAGCCGCGCTTTATCAGGAGCTTCGCCGCATGGGTGTTCCCGTGGGGGAGTTTACTCCGGGCAAAGGACAGGACAAAATATCGCGTGTGAATGCTGTGTCAGATCTATTAGCGTCTGGCATAGTATGGGCACCTGACCGAAGATGGGCAAAAGAAGTTATTGAGGAATGCAATGACTTTCCATCTGGCACTAATGATGACTTGGTTGACTCAACAACTCAGGCGTTAATGCGGTTTAGACAAGGCGGGTTCATACGGTTGCCGACTGATGAGCCTGAAGAAATTAAATACTTTCGCCGTAGAACAGCGGCGTACTACTGAGGACAGATATGGCTACCAGCAACATTGACAAAGCTCTTTACCCCGCTGACGGCGGACTTCCAGATTTGATGGATATGGGTGAGCCTGCACTTGAGATTGAGATTGAGAACCCTGACTCAGTAACTCTGGCTGATGGCTCTATGGAGATCACAATTGAGCCGGGCAAGGAAGTCAGTGATGACTTTAGTAAGAACTTGGCTGAAGACATGGACGACAGCGAGCTAGGCGCTCTTGCGTCTGAGTTGATGGAGTATGTCGATGCCGACATTAACTCTCGTAAAGATTGGACTGAGACCTACGTCAAAGGTCTTGAAGTATTGGGGATGAAGTATGAAGAGAGAACGGAACCTTGGAACGGTGCGTGTGGTGTCTTTTCCACCGTACTCACCGAAGCGGCAATTAGGTTTCAAAGTGAGACTATTACTGAAACTTTTCCAGCGCAAGGCCCCGTCAAAACGGAAATTATCGGCGCAATTGATCGTCTTAAAGAGGAGGCGGCAAACCGAGTACGAGAGGATATGAACTATCGCCTCACTGAGCAGATGCCCGAGTACAGACCAGAGCACGAGCGCATGCTGTTTAATTTGGGACTTGCTGGTTCAGCCTTTAAGAAGGTGTACTACGACCCGGGTCTGAGGAGGCAGGTCTCTCTGTTTGTCCCTGCTGAAGATGTGATCATCCCCTATGGCTCGAGCGGAGCAAGAACTGCTGAGCGTGTGACGCACTTGATGCGTAAGACAAAGAATGATGTAAAAAAGCTACAGGTCAATGGTTTTTATCGTGATGTTGATTTGGGCGAGCCTGTTCAGATTCATACTGATGTCGAGAAGAAAAAGGCTGAAGAGCAGGGCTATTCAGTCAATGAAGATGACCGCTATCAGATTGCTGAGATTCAAGTTGATTGGAACTTGAAAGGTTATGAGCAGGAAGACGACATTGCTCTGCCTTACATCATTGCAATTGATCGTGGCACGAATAAAGTTTTAGCTATCTACCGTAACTGGGAAGAGGATGATGAGACTTATGCAAAACGTCAGCACTTGGTTCAGTACGATTACGTACCGGGCTTTGGAGCTTATGGCATGGGTCTCATCCATATTATTGGTGGTTACGCTCGCGCTGGCACTTCTCTTATCAGGCAACTTATTGATGCAGGTACTCTTAGCAATTTACCGGGGGGCATGAAGTCTCGCGGTCTGCGTGTTAAGGGTGACGATACACCGATTGCACCGGGCGAGTTTAGAGACGTAGACGTACCAAGCGGCTCGATCAAAGACAACATCATGATGCTCCCGTACAAGGAGCCGTCACAGGTGTTGGCAGCACTGCTGAACCAGATCACAGAAGAAGGCCGTCGCCTTGGCTCTATTGCTGACATGAAGGTCAGTGACATGAGTGCGCAGGCTCCTGTGGGTACAACGCTTGCTCTCTTGGAGCGGCAGCTTAAGATCATGGGCGCGGTACAAGCCCGTGTTCACAACTCAATGAAAGAGGAGTTCAAACTCCTTAAGAACATCATTAGAGATCACGCGCCCGCGAGCTACGACTACGACCCAGTAGCAGGTGATCCCGCTGCGATGCAGGCTGATTACGACATGGTTGAAGTTATACCTGTTAGTGATCCCAACAGTTCTACGATGGCTCAACGCATCATGCAGTATCAGGCTGTGATGCAGTTGGCGGCTCAAGCACCTCAGATTTACGACCTTCCAATTTTGCATAGGCAAATGATTGAAGTGCTGGGTGTGAAGAATGCTGAGAAGCTTGTGCCAATTGATGACGACATGACACCGCGTGATCCGATCAGTGAGAACATGGCGTTTTTGCGAGGAGAACCTACGAAGGCGTTTATCTATCAGGATCATGACGCACACATCGCGGCTCATACAACGTTCATGCAGGATCCGATGATCATGCAGACGATGGGTCAGAACCCTGCGGCTCAGCAGATGATGGGAGCGATCATGGCTCACATTGCTGAACATTTGGCGTTTGCGTATCGCCGTAAGATTGAAGAACAGTTGGGCGTACCTCTTCCACCACCCAACGAGAAACTTCCTGAAGAAGTTGAAGTTCAGTTGTCTCAGCTTGTGGCGCAGGCATCAGTTCAGTTGCTCCAGCAGAACATGGCTCAGATGCAGGACAAGAAGAACCAGCAGATGCAGCAGGATCCCCTCATCCAGATGCAGCAGGCTGAACTTCAGATCAAGGCACAAGAAGCACAGACCCGTGCGCAGAAGACTCAAGCTGACATCCAGTTGGCTCAAGAGAAACTCAAGCTTGAGGCTCAACGCATCATGATGGACATGCAGAAAGAGCAGCAACGTGTGACCTCACAAGAGCGTCAGACTACTCAGAAGCTTAAGGCTGACATGGTTAAAAACATCGTTAAACCACAACCGAAACCGGGAGGTGTTAGATGAACGAGATAGAACTGCTCAAGAAGCAGAATGACGAATTTCGCCAACAGGCGATAGACAAACTTGCTACTGGCGGAGTCAAAGACTACGCAGAGTATCGGGAATTGGTAGGGGTTATTAGAGGTCTTGACCATGCCAATTACAACCTTCAAGACCTCAAACAACGTATAGAAAGACTAAACGATGAGTGAAATACTCGTAAGCCAAGACGGTGCCACAGCCACTGTACTTCCCGCGACGGCTGAAGAGAAAGCTAAGCAGGTTCCTGATCCTGCTACTTTTCATGTTCTTTGCATGCTTCCCAAAGCAGAAGAAGAATTTAGTGAATCCGGCATCCTTAAATCCGCTACTGCCATGTACCACGAGGAGCTTCTTTCCCCCGTGTTATTCGTAGCCAAAATAGGGCCAGATGCATTTAAAGATGAAAAGAGGTTTCCTTCCGGGCCTGCGTGCCAAGTTGGAGATTTCATTATCACCCGCCCCAATACTGGCACCCGTATGAAAATACACGGTACAGAATGGCGTTTGATCAATGATGACTCTATCCAAGCAGTTGTCCAAGACCCTCGCGGTATTCAACGCCCATAAGGAGAAATCATGGCTAATTTTGAAAAAACAGAATATCACTTTCCAGATGAAATAGAAGAAGCCGAGAAAAAGGCTAATCGTTCTCTAAAGTCTAAAGATGACGAGTTTGACATTGAGATTGTTGACGATACGCCACCCGCAGACAGAAACCGTGGTGAACCACTAGATACACCACCTGAAGAAGTCACCGATGAGGAACTTGACAAATACACTGATGTCAAACTTAAAGAGCGATTATCTAAATTAGGTCGCGGGTATCATGACGAAAGACGAGCCAAAGAAGCAGCTTATCGTGAAAAAGAAGAAGCTTTGCGTCTGGCGCAGTCTGTTGTTGAAGAGAATAAGAAGCTTAAAGGTACGCTCAGTACTAGCCAAGAAGCCTTATTGGAGCAGGCCAAACGGACTGTTTCAGCAGAGGTAGAAGAGGCTAAACGAGACTACAAGAATGCTTATGAGGCTGGGGACTCAGATGCTTTGGTTGCAGCGCAGGACAAACTAACCTCCGCCAAGATCAAATCGGAGCGAGTAAATAATTTTAAACCCGCCCCTTTACAAGATGATAAATCTGCTGTACAAACTCAACAAATCGCGCAAGCAAACGCGGTTGACCCTAAAGCAGCCGACTGGCAAGCCCGGAATGGCTGGTTTGGGAAAGACCGTGAAATGACCGGCTATGCGCTTGCGTTGCATGAGAAGCTGGTCGTAGAGGATGGTGTTGATCCTAAGTCGGATGAGTATTACCGGAAGCTCAACGGCAGGATTCGCCAAGTGTTCCCAGAGAGGTTTGCCTCTGAGGACTACGCTGATGCACAAACATCTCAGCGCTCGCCAAAAGCAAATGTTGTTGCACCAGCAACGCGCAGCACTGCACCTAAGAAAATCGTGCTGAATGCAACGCAGGTACAACTAGCCAAACGGCTTGGCATCTCCTTGGAGAGCTATGCTCGTGAGGTAGCGAAAGAAATGAGGAAATAAAAATGGCTGAACAAAATCGATTAAAACGTGAACTTGAGACTCGTGAAAAAGAGAGCAGACCCGCTGCAAAGTGGACTCCGCCTCAACTTCTTCCAGAAGTGGATGAGGAACCTGGTTACGCTATGAGATGGATTCGCACCAGCATGGGTGGTGTGGGTGACGCTAGAAATGTTTCCGCAAAACTTCGCGAAGGATGGGAGCCCGTAAAGGCTTCTGATCACCCTGAAGCGCATACATTTGCCGATCCAAATTCTCGGTTTAAAGATGCGATTGAAGTCGGTGGACTTATCCTTTGTAAAACACCTGTTGAATTTATTGAACAACGCGATGCACACTATCGGAAACTCTCCGATGCGCAAATGCAGTCAGTAGATAACAGCTTCATGCGCGAAAGCGACGCTCGTATGCCCCTGTTTAGCGACAAACGCACGACAGTGACTAAGGGTTCAGTTTTCGGTTCTGGGTCTTAATTTTGGAGTCTAACGATGGCATATCCTACCATTGACAAGACGTATGGTTTCAAGCCAGTCAATCGACTGGATGGTCTACCCTACGCCGGAGCGATCCGTCAAATCCCAATCGCCCCTTCCTACGCAACAGCGATCCTGAACGGTGACACCGTCAAGGTGGACACTAACGGCTACATTGTGGCTGCTAGTACTACCGACTCAGGTAATATCATTGGTGTGTTAGTTGGATGTTCTTACATCAACTCGTTAAGTCAACCTACGTTTTCACAAGCGTACCCAGCTTCTACGTCAACTTCAACAAACATGGCTTTTGCGTTTGTTGTGGATGATCCTAGTGCTGTGTTCCGTGTTTGCGCTACTGTTGCTAGTTCCACTGTTCCCACAGCTTATAGCCGTGCGATTGTTGGTTCTAACGTGGCTTTAGTTGCTAACGTTGGTTCCACCACCACAGGTGACTCGTATTACGGTATTGACGGTTCTTCCGCCAACACTACTAATACACTCCCCGTTCGTGTTGTTGACGTTGTGCCCGATACTGCGACTGGCAATGCCAGCGTAGCCGCCACGACTTATTACGAGTTCCTCGTTAAGTTCAACACCGCGCAGTACAACAATACTACCGGTATTTAAGGAGTAACTTAAAATGGCTATTTCACGCGCACAACTACTTAAAGAGTTGCTCCCCGGTCTGAATGCATTGTTTGGTCTGGAGTACGCTAAATACGGCGAAGAGCACAAAGAGATCTACGAAACTGAGACATCAGAGCGTAGCTTCGAAGAAGAGACAAAGCTTTCTGGCTTCTCTGCTGCACCTGTCAAGAATGAGGGCTC